TGTATTGTATCCAGCGTATAGAAGTTTTCCGGAGACCTTTGCCAATGATCCTGAACGTTTGTATATTCCTTGGTCGGAGGATGATTCATTAAACAAGCTGACATTGTTGCTGAATAAACCACATCATAATATGGGATTGATATCTGATTGGACTGATGGTACCATTGGTCGTGTTATTGATATCATGGAAACTGCCGGAACAATAGATGAAGGTGGGATTAATTGTAAAGCCAAGAAGTGGGCACGTAATGATAATCGTTATCGTGACCATGTAGGCACCGCAAAGTATGCTGTAAGGAAATTCTATTCATGAAAGTAGTAGTTACAGGAGCAAGTGGGTTTATTGGTGGGCAAATCATGTTGGCATTACGTGATGCAGATCACGACGTGATGGGTATTGATTTCGATGTATTGCCATATAGATTAAAATCAATACCAAATAGTTTTTATCAGGGAGGATTTAGTTCCTCAGATGGTATTGCAATCATGAAAGAATATCAGCCGGATGTGATTGTGCATTGTGCTGGTACCAGTTTAGTGGGTCCAAGTATGCGAAATCCCGGACTCTACTACAGTAATAATGCAACAAATACCCTGGAACTGATGAGGGAAATTAGTGGCAACAGGCCCGGCACGAGAGTGATATTTAGCAGTAGTGCGGCAGTATATGGTGAACCGGTAATAACCCCATGCAGTGAAGTTGATCCACCCATGCCTGTTAGTCCATACGGTGAAAGCAAACACATGGTCGAACAGATGTTGGCTGCATATAATCATGCACATGGATTGGATTATGTCGCCTTCAGATACTTTAATGTATGTGGTGCGGATAGTCACGGACGCCATGGTCAAACACCAACAGCCACACATCTAATTGCACGAGTATTATCTGCTGCTAAAAACAATACAGAATTTGTATGTAATGGCAACACATACGAAACGCCAGATGGAACATGTGTACGTGATTATATTCACGTGGAGGATATAGCACAGGCCACATTGCTGGCATTGGATAGTAAAATTAAACCTGGCATTTATAATCTCAGCAATGGTACCGGTGCAAGCAATCTTGATATTATTCGACTGGCACGGACAGTAACCGGCTGTGATATTCCTGTCAAGTTTGGGCCAGCGCGAAGCGGAGATCCTGCATTGCTAACTGGAGATTCCTCTAAGTTTCGTGAAGCAGCAGGCTGGGCACCTCAATTTACTCTGACAGATAGTATTGAGCATGCTTGGCGCTGGCGTAATGTTTAGTCCTATACTAAAATTTGAACAGGCTCTTGCTGCATACACCGGTGCTCCATATGCAATAATGACCGATTGTTGCACCCATGCTATAGAGTTATGTTTACGGTATGATGAAGTTGATTTTTGTGAGTTTGCTGCTAAAACTTATCTCAGCATACCTATGTTGATGCGTAAACTGGATATTGACTTCCAAATGATCGATCAAGATTGGATTGGTGAATATCAATTCCATAACACAAGAATATGGGATAGTGCTCGACGGTTGGAAGCAGGGATGTATCGTGCAGGGCAAATGCAATGTCTGAGTTTTGGATATACCAAACCGTTAGAGATCGGACGTGGTGGTTCCATCTTGCTTGATGACGCAGCAGCATACAATTACATGATAAAACAGCGTAGTGATGGCAGAGATCTTAATATATCGCCCTGGGAAACTCAAAAAACATTTCCAATTGGCTATCATTATCGTCCTACCATAGAAGAAGCTGTCCGTGCTTTAGAATTATTACCCACAGCTGGTGGCCCTTCCAAACATGTAGAATATCCAGATTGTAGATTATTACAAATATTTCCATAACTATTGACTTACAGGTCTAAATACAGTATAATACAACTTGGAGATAATACATGTCTAACAAAAAATTTATATTCAAATCCGATTTTCCATTTCCTAACGAACCATCAAAAATATTTGCACCAGCATGGTATGATGTTGAAGATAACGCAGAATTGGAAAAACTTAAACAAGAACATGGTGCAGCAACAGATCTTACTACATTAAAGGAAAGTATTATGCAACAAGGTAAACCGCTAAGTCAAGTAATACGAGAACGTATACAACAAGCAAATACAAGCTTTCGCAGTAATGATAACATCTCTGAATTTATTAATGACCATGAGATTGAAATCCTTGTAGATGAAGTAGCTGAGAAGTTTCAGGGTGTGTTGAATAGCTTGGTTATTGACACAGACAATGATCATAACACACGCGAAACTGCACGCCGTGTGGCCAAGATGTTTGTAAAAGAAACATTCAGTGGGCGATATCGTGCTGTGCCCAAAATTACTGCCTTTCCTAACATGGGTTATAAGAGTCTATACACAGCTGGCCCTATTAGTATTAGGTCAACCTGCGCACATCATTTCCAGAATATCGTAGGTAGTTGCTGGGTTGGTATTGTGCCGGAGGATGAAGTGATTGGTCTTAGCAAGTTTAATAGGCTTGTGCATCACATCTGCGAACGTCCACAGATTCAAGAAGAAATGACTACACAGATTGCTGACGCATTAAAGAAGTATGCCAAGACTGAAAATATTGCAATCGTTGTTAAAGCTGAGCATCATTGTATGACACAACGTGGTGTAAGGGAACACGAAAGTGATATGACTACAGCTATCATGCTTGGTGCATTTGCGACTGATCCCGCATTGAAGAAGGAGTTTTATGACATTTGCCTTAGTATGAAGGGGCATGGATAAGTTGATATGCCAGGGCATAATAATTGGTTTGATATCAATCTTAAAAAAGGGCTAAACAATAGAGAAATTCCGTATGAAGCCACATTATCAATTCCGGCGACCCCACTTGTAACTGATTTTGTTCTTGCCAGTGATCAAACAGCAAAACTTATTGCTAACACATATCAAAATTTGTATATTTGTTTAAGTGGCGGTCTTGATAGTGAATATGTTGCTACGGTATTTTTACGTAATAATATTCCCTTCACTACAATTATTATTTGCACAAGAGGAAACATTGGAGAAGTTTGGTTTGCTAAACATTTTTGTGATAAAAATAACATTTCTCCAATTATTTTAGATTATATAACTCACGAAAACGTATATCTATCTAAATTATTGCAATTTGGTAAAGAATTAAAATTACGATCGTCGATTGCATTAACGACGCATTTAGCTGCTGAATTTGTTGAGAAGAATAACGGAGCACTTATTACCGGAGCCGGCGAACCATTTTCGAATTCAAATGATTATGATTGCCCAATGGGTTCTATTTTAGAATTTGAAGAGAATGATCACTATCTAACTGTTAGCTTTGGTAACACTCATCCAGGGGCTTTTTTTTCATACACCCCTGATATGTTGTTTTCATTAGTTAATTCTATCGAATATGATAAAAATACACAGTTGGCAAAAACAAATCTATATAAAATTCCTGGTCGTAGCAAAATAATGTCCACTGAAGAATACGAAAAATTTAAGTTATTGCACATACGATTAATTAAAGATTCTAATTTAAAATGTATTAAAGTTAGGAGAGAAAAGTTCTTGCATGATATGTTAAACTGTAGTACAATAGTTCTTTCATCGAAAGATAATAATGTCAACTAACTTAGAAAAGGCACTAATAAATGGGATTGCTCCTTGGAAAGAAATCGAATACCGTTGTGAAGAATTCTGGATCTTCTGTGATGGGTTTCCAGTCACAAAAGGCCATTTGCTATTTGTGCCTACCCAAGAGTCGCACGTCAATCTCATGGCCTGTTACAAAGCTGCATATCAATGGGGAATCAATGGCATCTCAGCCAACAAGTGGGAGGGATTTAACGTTGGACAAAATGTTGGAATCACAGCCGGACAAACAATAATGTATCCACATGTGCATATGATACCGCGAAGAACGGATGATATGCCCGATCCACGCGGTGGCGTTCGACATGTAATACCCACACAGGGAAATTATAAAAATGAAGAATATAAATTGGTATCTTGATTGGCTTATTGTTGTATCATGCCTTGCTAATCTTGTGATATTATTGCAATTTGGAGAATCTGATGGGGCTGCAATTGGTTGGTTAGTTGCCGTAATTGGTTGGGCGCAGGTAGCGTTTAGCAATACTAGTCCAACTAAATAAGTATTACAGCGGTCTTGACGTCATTCCCGCTTGATAAATTCTGCCGTCTATGCTATAACATAGGAGAATAACATGGCACAATTTAACACACCGGTAGTTTACAAATACACAAGTACTAAAGAATTTCACGATGCATTTCCATGTGCATATCGACAATGGAGAGCCGATTCACATTGTAACCTAATACATGGTTATAGTTTTAGTATGAAATTCTTCTTTGGTACTGATAACTTAGATGTTCGTAATTGGGCAGCTGATTATGGTGGGTTGAAAGAACTAGAGAAAACCCTGGAGGATCAGTTCGACCATACACTTATTGTGGCTGCTGACGATCCAGAAATGGAAACATACAAATTGCTCGAAGCTAAGAAAATGGCCAAGATCGTAGTACTACCTCGATTAGGTTGTGAAGGTCTTAGCGATATGCTTTACAGATATGTAAACGCGATTTATATCCCTGATTATTTGGGTGAAGGCGAAGCACAACGACTGTGGTGCTATAGAGTCGAAGTCCGCGAAACACAAAGCAATATGGCGTTTAGACAGGGTCATAGAGAATGGAACGAAAACTTATTTGAAGGCCTTGAATAAATTTATCACCCAGGCTGTTATTCACTTAAATATACACACTCTATGAATATTGGATTTATCGGCCTGGGAAAACTTGGTCTTGATTGTGCTGAAGTATTTGCCGAACACTATACTGTTCGTGGATACGATCCCTTTCCAAGACGCAGCAAAAGTGTGATAATTTGCGATACAGTTGCAGAAGTAATAAAGAAATCTGACTGGATATTCATAGCTGTACCCACTCCTCATGCGGCAGGCTATGATGGTGCTACTCCATCCAGTCATCTTCAACCACGAGATTTTGGATACGATGCAGTTAAATCTACACTTATACGAATTAACGAACACGCAGATACTCCCAAACGTGTGGTGTTGATCTCTACTGTATTGCCCGGCACGGTTAGGAAACAACTTGCTTCTATGTTGTTCAAACAACATCAACTTCTATACAATCCGTATCTCATTGCCATGGGTAGTATCAAATGGGATATGATCAATCCTGAAATGGTCATTATTGGCGGTGAATATGCTGACCATCCTGATATCCAGGGGTTGGTTAATCTTTATAAACTCTTGATGGAAAACAATCCTAGATATGTGATTGGTACTTGGGACGAATGCGAAGCAATCAAGATCTTTTATAATACCTTTATATCAGCCAAGATAGGCTTGGTTAATATGATACAGGATTTTGCACTTAAAATTGGTAATATCAATGTAGATGTTGTTACCAATGCATTGGCACAAAGCACCATGCGTATCATGGGTCCAAAGTACATGACAGCAGGCATGGGCGATGCTGGCAGTTGCCACCCACGTGATAACATCGCACTTCGTTGGTTGGCACAAGAATACAACGTTGGCTACGATATGTTTGATACTATCATGTCTGCTAGAGAAGTACAGGCAGAAAACTTAGCTAAGTTTCTCATCGCACAAAGCCAAGCACATGGTAATTTACCTATAGTCATACATGGTAAGGCCTACAAACCCGATGTTGCTTATTGTGCAGGTAGCTACAGTATGTTGATAGGACATTATATTAACGCTGCCGGACATTCGGTTGTGTATGTTGATCCACTTGCTGATGATCAACAGGATACAGTAGCAAGTGTTGATGAAGCTGCTGTTATCTTAATGGCTCATAATACCATGATCACATATGGATATACCGGCGAAGTTTATGTTGATACAAAGTATTTTGAATTTGCAACAGGAAGTATTATTGTTGATCCTTGGCGTCGGCATCCTGATGTTGAAGGAATGACAGTGATTCACTACGGTAATACTCGAGAAAGAAAGAATTAATTATATGACAACAAATCAATATAGCATCGCAATCCTATTACCCACACGTGGCAGAACTGCGGCATTAAGCCGTAGTGTTATTAGTCTATTCAACCGTGCAGTAAATCCAAAATCAATACAACTACTGCTGGCATTCGATAATGATGATGATATAGGGCGTGATCATTTTACAAATGAGCTTGAACCCTGGTTGATTGCAAACGATATCGCGTATATGGCCATGGAGTTTGAACCAGTTGGATACATCCGACTTAATGAATATTTTAATGCCCTGGCTGTTAATGCCGACGCTGATTGGTTAATGACTTGGAATGATGATGCCATCATGGATTCGGCCGGCTGGGATCGAGTTATTACTGCTCATACCGGACAGTTTAAGTTATTGGCATTACATACACACAATGATCATCCTTATAGCATATTTCCTATAATTCCAAAAGCCTGGATTGATGTTACTAAGCACTACAGCCCGCACCAAATGATTGATGCATGGGTAAGTCAACAAGCTTATATGTTGGATATATTCCAGCGGATTGATGTATGGGCCACACATGATCGTCATGACCTTACTGGAAATAATACCGATAGTACCTTTGAGGCAAGGGTTGCACTTGAGGGTCATCTTGATACTCCAGGTGATTTCCATCATATGGCCACAGTGAATCTGCGCATAGTCGAGACAGAAAACATCGCAAACTATATGAAGTCTGTAGGAATTGATACAACTTTTTGGGAGAACGTTAAATTAGGAGATCAATATCCCTGGGCTAAGTTAAAAGAAAACGATATCAACAAACAAATGGCACAGTTTGTAATGAGCACACCGCTAGATACTGTGCATCCATTGTTAGCAGGTGCTGCCAAATACTAATCATGAGATTAAAAAATACAGTACATACATTCTTGAACAGGGGTATTTCATAATGATAAATCAAATTTATAGTCAAGTTGATCCGCAGCTATTGATCGCAACAGTGATAACAAACTTTAAGGAAGCTGGCAGGCATGATGCTTCCACTGTTGATGAGATTTTACAACTAAGTGCATTATCATTAGCAAAGGGAAAAGTAGTTAAATCTCATATGCACAAACCTATTGTCAGAGACACCATCGGCACACAAGAAGCATGGATAGTGATATCTGGCTCAATACGTGCTGAAATATTTGATCTCAATCACGATAAAATATCGGAAAATATCTTGATGTCTGGAGATTGTGTTGTATTATTTCGTGGTGGACATAGTATGCAAGTGTTAGAGGATGATACCAGAATATACGAAATTAAAAATGGCCCGTACCTAGGAGCAACTAATGACTCACAGCCGATTACTTGAACACGATCTGATTAGTGGTGAAAGTGTCACCAAGATATTAGATCTTGGACAACATGCTTATGCTGATACGTTCGTTAAATCCACACAGCTTCATATGTCCGAACCGGTATTCCCTTTGGAAGTTTATTTGAATTCCAATTCAGGACAAGTACAGGTCGGATATGTTAGCAATGCCGAGGATCGGTATAATCTATATGGTTATAGCTATACCAGTAGTAATTCGGAATTCGCACGAACACATTGGGATGAATATGCTGCGCAACTAAAGGAAACGTATCCTGCACATAAATTAGTGATAGAAATCGGCAGCAATGATGGCTATCTACTTAATCAATTTGGTGGTGCTGGCGTGCAAACATTGGGTATTGATTCGTCTAAGGATATGTGTGATATTGCAACTGCACAAGGTATGCGATGCATAAATGCCGTCTTCACCGGAGAGGTAGGAACACAAGTACGTAAAGATATTGGTCATGGTGCAGATTTAATTATAGCCAACAATGTATTCAATCATGCAAATGATCCGGTGGATTTTGCCCGTGGTGTTAAAGAAATGCTATCCGAGTCTGGTGTTTTTGTTTTTGAACTCCCATATTGGGCCGATACAGTGGATAGTGGTAGGTTTGATCAAATCTATCATGAACATATTAGTTATTTCACTGTTAAGAGTGCATGGAATCTTTTAGCACAAGCAGGTTTGCGTATTATCCATGTTGACCATGTTGCTTATCATGGAGGAAGTATACGTGTAACAGCACAGAAAGGTCCAACTGATAGCATTCCGGATCATGTGCAACAATTTATAACAACAGAAACTCAAAATGGCTTGTTTGATCCCAATACCTATGTTATAATGCAACACGGTATGCAAGCAAGACGTGATAGATGGTTGCAGGATTTTTATAAAATGAGAAGATTTGAGTCGAGTAAGATAATCGGGGTTGGTGCTGCTGCCAAAGCTAATACTTGGCTAAATTGGCATAGATTGGATCATACATTGATACATTGCATCACAGATAGTTCACCGCATAAGCAAGGCAAATTTACACCACTTAGCCGTATTCCTATTCTGGGTGATGAAGAATTTGCAAAGTACGAAAATCCTTATGCACTAATTTTAAGCTGGAATATTGGTGCGTCACTAAAGAAAGCACTACTAAGTATTAACCCAACCACAAGGTTTATCTCACAATGAAAAAGATTAATGTTTTTACACCTGGCAACACCGGGCTAGAAATCCACACAGATGATCGTGGTACCATAGCTGATGTATTTTACAATGCAAATTTGCATCATGTCGCAATTGTTAAAAGTAATCCACATGCATTGCGTGGCAATCATTATCATAAAGAAACCACTCAACACATGCTAATGACAAAAGGTGTGATGGAATATTGGTATAAGCCAGTTGGATCTACAGAACCAAGTCAGATGGTATTGGCCGAGGTAGGCGATTTAGTATCGACCCCTCCATACGAAATCCATGCATTGCGTTATCGTGATCCAGAATCAGAATTTGTTGTATTTTCGGAAGGCCCACGCGGCGGCGCTGACTACGAATCCGACACATTTCGTGTTGATAGCATTTTCGACGGCAAATGAAAGCACTGGTATTAGGAGCCGCAGGTGGCATAGGGAATGCCTTGTGTGATCTGTTGACTGCACAAGGGCATGAGGTAATCCAATACCGCAGAACTGAATTAGATTTGTCAAATTCTGCTGCAGAATGGCAACTTTCTATGCTATTGTCAAAAGAACAACCGGACTTAATTTTTAATTGTGCTGGAATGTTAGGCAATAATCGTTCAAGTCATGATGAGATATTCAAAGTCAATGTTGGTAGTAACTGGGGTATTATCCAACACTATCTAAACAATCAACAGGATCATCAGATAAGAATCGTGATGTTAGGTAGTACCGCATATCACAGTGGCAAAGCAGGCTATATGTTATATGCAGCATCAAAAGCTGCGTTACATAATTTGTGGCAAGGTGCAGCACTTGCATTACCATCAAATATCGTGATTGGCCTATTACATCCGGGCCCGACTCGTACTAAAATGATAGCACATATGATGGATCCAAATAAAACTTATCACGAAGCTGATGATGTAGCCACAGCTATGCTTGCACTTTGTAATGATATGATGGTGAGTACAGTACATGAAATGGAGTATCCCGAATGAAAACAGCATTTATAACAGGTATCGCAGGACAAGACGGTAGCTATCTATCTGAGCATTTACTTTCTCTTGGTTATAGAGTAACCGGCATTGTTCGACGTAATAGCACAGTAGAGCATCAACGTAATAGATTATTTCATATGCCATCACTTGAACTTGAGTATGGTGATCTCACTGACCAAAGTTCATTAGAACGTGCGCTTAGATTGTTTAAACCAGATGAGATTTATAATCTTGGCGCACAGTCACATGTGCGTATCAGCACTGATATTCCACAATTTACTGCACAGGTCAATGCATTAGGTGTGTTGAATCTGCTGGAATCATATAGACATATTTGTCCAGAGGCAAAATTTTATCAAGCCAGCAGTTCAGAAATGTTTGGTAGTGCTATAGATTCTGATGGGTTCCAACGTGAAACATCAAAGATGACTCCGGTAAGTCCATATGGTTGCAGCAAGGTATTTGCTTATAATATAGTGCATAACTATCGCATTGGTCATAAACTATTTGCCAGCAATGGAATATTATTCAATCACGAATCTCCGCGCAGAGGCAGTAACTTTGTAACAAATAAAGTCGTGAAAGGTGCAGTAGAAATCAAACTTGGATTGGCAACAACTCTTGAAATGGGTAATATGGATAGTTTTAGGGATTGGGGCCATAGCAAGGACTATGTGAAAGCTATGCATCTAATATTGCAACATGACAAAGCTGATGACTTTGTTGTGGCCACAGGAGAAACCCGTTCGGTGCGAGAAATGTGCAATTATGTTTTTTCACAGCTGGGGTTAAATTATGCACACCATGTCGTGCAAAATCCTAAATACTTGCGTCCTGAAGAATTAAAATATCTACGCGGGGATAGCACGAAGATACGTACCACACTTGATTGGAAACCCGAATATACCTTTAATATGTTAATGGACGAGATGATAGAGTTTTGGATCAAGATATATCAAGATCAGCAGCACACAGTATGAAATCCTTTCGTATTCAAGACGTTGTTATAGGTAATGATCAACCGTTGATGTTGATAGCTGGCCCTTGCCAAATTGAAAGCAAACAACATGCTATAGATATGTGTGGGCAGCTTAAAGAAATATGTCGTGAACTTGGTATGGGATTGATCTATAAAAGCAGTTTTGATAAAGCCAATCGCACAAGTGGTTCTACTCAACGTGGTGTTGGAATAGATAAAGGCTTGGCTATATTAAACCATGTAAAAAATATGCTGGATGTTCCAATTCTAACTGACATACACGAATCATATCAAGCTAAACTCTGTGCAGATGCTGATATAGATGTATTGCAAATTCCTGCATTTCTATGTAGACAAACTGATTTGCTAATAGCAGGAGCAGCCACAGGACTTGCAATCAACATAAAGAAAGGGCAATTCCTTGCTCCTTGGGATATGAAAAACGTAGCTGAAAAGATTGCATCAGCAGGCAATGATAGAATCATGTTATGTGAGCGTGGAACCACACATGGATATAACACCCTGGTTGTGGATATGCAAAGCTTGCCCATCATGGCAGAAACTGGATATCCAATTGTGTTTGATGCTACACATTCTGTACAAACACCCGGGGGCCGGGGCAACAGTTCAGGCGGCAATAGACAGATGGTTCCATATCTTGCTCGAGCTGCGGTGGCAACCGGTTGTGTGGCTGCGGTGTTTATCGAAACGCACAAGGATCCAGATAATGCACCAAGTGATGGACCAAACATGGTCAAACTGTCTGAGTTAAAGAATATGCTTATACAGATACAAACAATAGACCAAGTAACCAAGGATATGTTATGAAAAAAGTGTATGTGAGTTGGAAGGATGTAGAACAACAAGTGCAGGATATATCGCGGCAAATGTGGATCGATAATTGGCATCCAGATTACGTTGTGGGTATAACCCGTGGTGGCTTGGTTCCTGGTAACTTACTAAGCCAATATCTCGATTGTCCAATGCATACATTGAAAGTCAGTTTACGTGATGGTGATGATACTGAAAGCAATTTATGGATGGCAGAAGATGCTGCAAATCCTGTTATTGAATCAAGAAAGAATATACTCATAGTTGATGACATCAATGATTCTGGGGCAACACTGAATTGGATAATGCATGATTGGGCTTCAAGTTGCACTGCATATAGTGATGATTGGAAAGAAGTATGGGGAGTAAATGTCCGTTTCGCAGTTCTATATGACAACGAAGCCAGCAAGGCCAATCAAGCAGTTAGCTACAGTGCGATCACGGTTAACAAACATGAGGATCCACAATGGATAGTTTTCCCCTGGGAAGAATTTTGGAAAAATCATTGACAACATCGACAAAGGGTGTTATAATGTTGTATAAACTAATTTAGGATTAGAATGACTTATCAAATGCCAGCCGAAGGTATATTAAAACGTAGTGGGTGGGGAGATGCTGTCTCCTATCAAGTAACTTGTCAATGTCACGACGCCAATCATGATCATAATGTTTGGGTAGAAGCAGATGGTACAAATGTTACTGTTACAAGTTATACTACTCAGAAATCCAAGTGGTGGAGTTTAACTCGTTGGCAAACTATTTGGCGTTTGCTTACTCGAGGCTACATTGAATACGAAGCCGACATCATTATGACTGAACAGCAAGCTCTCAACTACGCAGAAACATTAAAGTTAGCCATAAAAGATGTAAAAGATTTTAAGGAAAAAAATGTCAAAAATTAAAGTAGCAGAACTATTTTATAGTATCCAGGGTGAGGGAAGATATATGGGAGTGCCCAGTATCTTCTTAAGGACTTTCGGCTGTAACTTTACTTGTGCAGGATTTGGTATGCCACGCGGCGAACTTAGTAGAGAAGCTACGGAGATTGCAGATATTGCACACATGTTTACTAAGTATGAAGATCTTCCACTTGTGAGCACAGGCTGTGACAGTTATGCATCGTGGGATGTGGCATTTAAAAATCTAAGTCCAATGCTGACAACTGATGCGATTGCAGAAAGAATTACAGAGATTTTACCATATAAAGAATGGCGTGATGAACATCTTGTTATCACTGGTGGTGAACCATTGTTGGGTTGGCAACGAGCTTATCCAGAGTTACTGAATCATCCCAAGATGCAGTCATTAACAGAAATTACGTTTGAAACAAATGGTACCCAACCGTTATCGCCCGACTTCAAGTCCTATTTACAAGATTGGAATAAAGTTGGTAGAGAAATTACATTCAGCGTCAGCGCCAAACTTCCATGCAGCGGTGAGAAATGGGAAGATGCAATCCGTCCCAAAGTGGTATGTGAATATGAAGAAGTTGGCACAGCATATCTTAAATTTGTTATCGCCACAGAACAAGATGCAGATGATGCGATGCAAGCTATAGATGAATATCGTGCATTTGGATTTTACGGACATGTATATCTAATGCCGGTGGGTGGTGTGGAAAGTGTTTATGCATTAAACAACAAAACGGTAGCATTGTTAGCTATGAAACATGGTCTTCGTTATAGTGATCGACTTCAAGTTCCATTGTTCAAGAATGAGTGGGGGACATAATATGTTTGATTACTTAAAGAGGAAAATATTTGCAAAGAAGGTAGTAAAGCCACGAGAATCACGTGCAACTCTTAAACTAAGAGAAATAGCAGCAGGTGCAGAGCAGATTAAATCTGAAAAGGATCTTGCTAATGAGCGTGGAGAACCATATGTTTCTATACTAAGCATGGATATTGATCCGGAGAATCTGCATCAAGGTAGCTTTGAATTAGATTGGAATGAGAAATTTGTTAGCAATTTAGTCCGGGCAGGTTATCAAGGAAAAAACGATTCTGATATTGTAGATCTTTGGTTCCAAAATGTTTGTCGACATGTGGTTATGGAAACGTGGGAACAGGAACAAGCCATGAACCCTACCCGCACTACAAAGAGCAAGGACATTGGTGGTGGACGTAGTGAGGTATCGTGAAGTTGTATGTTAATGGAGATAGCCATACTGCGGCTGCTGAAGCAATAAACACACATGCCTTTGCTGAGGATGATTGTGATTATTGGATGTTTGGTCGAGCTCCACATCCGGATAATTTTCAAGTAAGTTGGGCTAATCAATTAGCAAGTGCATTAGGCGTTGATTTGCATTGTGGGGCAGAGAGTGCCAGCAGTAATTCGAGAATCTTACGAACCACACGAGAATGGTTAACGCATGCTTCAAGCACTAATGATTTGATTATTATACAATGGTCAACTTGGGAACGAGAAGAATGGCTAATTGATGATGTGTATTATCAAATCACTGCATCGGGCACTGATGATGTTCCATCCGAGCATCAACCACGTTATAAAGAATATATTGCTGATGTTGATTGGCAGCAGGCGGCACAGCAAGCACATGATGATATATGGCAATTCCATCTTGAATTACTGCAACAGCAAACACCACACGTTTTCTTTAATGGTAATAACAGTTTTGATAGCATAGTAGAACGCAAGGATTGGGGCAATAGCTATATTGATCCATATATTTCCGCAGGGACATTCGATCAGAGGTTACGGAATGCTGGATTCGATACAGTTAATCCCAAATCTTGGCATTTTGGTGCCAATGCCCATTGCTTTTGGGCGCAATCTATGTTACAATACGTTACTAACAACAACTTGAGATAATATGAAATATCTAATAGTAGACACATTAAATACTTTTTTCCGAGCTCGGCATTCGGCCCATCGTGCAGCTGATTCTGAAGAGAAAGTGGCATTTGCTTTGCATGTCACCATGTCCAGCATCTCTAAATGCTTTCGTGATCAAAAGGCTGATCATGTTGTGATATGTTTGGAAGGACGCAGCTGGCGCAAGGATTTCTATACGCCGTATAAAGCTAATCGTGCTGTGGCCCGCGCAGCATTGACTGAAACTGAACAAGATGAAGATAGGATGTTTTGGGAAGCGTTTGATACATTAAAAACATTCTTCTACGAAAAAAGCAATTGCACAGTATTACAGCATCCAAGCCTTGAAGCTGATGATCTAATAGCTGGATGGATACAAGCACACAATGATGATACTCATGTTATTGTCAGCAGTGATTCCGATTTCCACCAGCTATTGGCAAGTAATGTTAAACAGTACAACGGAATACAAGATGAGTTGCACACCTTGGAAGGTATACTTGACAAACGCGGGCGTTTGGTACTTGATAAGAAAACTAAAGAACCCAAGCGTATTCCTGAGCCAGCATGGATATTGTTTGAAAAATGCATGCGTGGTGATCCAAGCGACAATGTATTCAGCGCGTATCCTGGGGTACGTACTAAAGGTAGCAAGAACAAGACTGGTCTTGAAGAAGCATTTGCTGATCGCGGTAAACGGGGATTTGCTTGGAACAATTTGATGCTGAGTCGTTGGGTAGATCACAACGGATCAGAACATAAGGTCATGGATGATTACGAACGTAACGTAACCTTGGTTGATCTTACTGCACAGCCAACAGCGATTAAAGAAATGATTGTAAAAACAATTAATGAAACTGAAAGTAAGAATATATCACAAATTGGAAGTCATTTCCTAAAGTTTTGTGGCAAACATGGTCTTACCAAGCTTGGAGAAAATGCCGGAGATTACTCTCGGTGGCTTGCTGCAACTGATGACTCGGTACAACATCATCATGAATAAAGAACTCAATAGGGTTGTGCCGGCGACAATAATGTTTGTGGTACTATTCAGTGCCCTTGTGGCATGGCTATGTAAAGAATTAGCATAAACAATGATGCAAACAGAAGAAGAAATTGTATGGATAATTATTATTTGTTTATCACTTTTTCTTATAATATTGCATATGAATTGGTAACATTATAATCAAGGAGAATTACAATGATCATTGCTAAACCTGTAATAGATAAACAGTTTTGGATACTGCAAAAAGACAATCGTAAGATTGGCAACGTCGAAGCATGTGCTGGTGGCTATCAAGTAAGTATCAACAATCATGTTATTCAGTACAAGACCATGCATCAGGTGCAAAAGAATATCCCTATGCAGTTTGAACCTTCTATTAAAAAGAAAGTAACTGCATCAACACAGATGGTACATGGATTTCCAACTAAAACTAAACCACATAATGCAGTTTGGGATGTGACACATAAGCTTCCGTTGTTTACCAAAGCACGTAAAAGCAAGAGTTGGTTTGCTGCTGGCTGGTATAAAATCAGTCAACATCGTGATTGGCGTGTGATGCAGGATCCAAAGTTGATCACACTACAACGATACCCATATCAAGGCCCATACACTTCAGAATCCGATGCTGCACTATGAGTTTGCATCTATCAAAATTTGTGGATCGTGTGCGAGGATTTGAATCACGTGGTATTAGAGATTTTACTATGAGCATGACTGATGCAAAAGATCTACATGCGGATATCACCAGGCTGTTGATTGAGTTACAGGCCCTACGCGAAGCGGCGGCCGCACGTCCACGTGAGGAGATTATAACTGTTGAAGCTTCGGGAGGGGCATTTTAATGTAATGCGTGACAAGATGGCATTCACAGAATCTTTAGTAAAGTTATTGCCCGAAGAATCTCGTATCAATGTGTACCAAGCATATAGCACCTGGTGGATTAATTTAAGGAATCAAGGTGGGTTACGATTGACCGACGTTGGTTATACTGTGTTTTGTCAAGTATTAGAGTTTAAACAATATGAATATGATTTTTCACAATATGATTCTAATTTTGTACAATATGATAAAAAAATGTTGTTACAGCTGGATCAAACATTAGAGAATCCGTATTATATCACAGGAAAAAAAGTAATAAGTGAGTTAATATTTTTCAGTAGTAAAGAGGCCATGTTGGCTAAACTGTATGGCAATCTAGATAAGTTTTTAATGAATTACAAGTAATACAGATTTCCGGGCCTGTAGCTTAATGGTAAAGCAGTCGACTCATAATCGATTGAGTGTAGGTTCAATTCCTACCGGGCCCACCATTATAAATAGAAAATAATGTCTGATCACAAGCCCAACTCTGCTAAAGGAAGGACAAGTTATGATTCTAACTCTACAGGATCATTGATACCATTCTTCAACAGGAATGTATCCGAATATCCCACAGAAGCCGGAGGTGTTAATTTTGATTTAGTGCCTGTTACTAAACAGAAAGACATAATGATCAATCATGCCAGGATGTATGCCCAGCAAGAATATGATCGTATTATGGAATTAGTTGCTGTATTAGAAAAACAAGCTCAAGATATCAAACGTAGATTGGATATAACCGATGCGATACACAGCGCCGAATATCATTTCCAAACAGTAATGGGTCAATGTTATTGGTTGGTATGGGATACACGAAAAGAAAAAACACTACTAGTTCATCTTGGGCCTGCCAGTTGGTCCACAGGTATTCCCGCAAATTACGAATATCAAATGCAGGTAAAATATATGGGAGATCACACTTGGATGGAGATAATTGAATAGTAATAAATAGAAAGTAAGTTATTGCACTATAATGTTTGTAATGTTAGTCAAGCTAAATATCATGTAAGGAAAATTAAAGAATGGGCTTGGTATGCATGAAATCAAAAAATTATTTGAATCATTCGAAGTTGCATATATTGATCAACCATATGATACATTTATAGACTTAAAAAATCTAACAATTGATTACAACTACTTCAAACAGTATGAAAATAAGTTAGTAGTCATAAACTTTTCTTCTGAAAATCATCTTAAGTTTGAAACACATGTGTATGATCAGTTGTCTAAAACTGATATAAATTTTTTATTACTGACCTACGACTATACACAACATTTGACCCGACCTCGCATGTTGTATTTTCCTTACTGGGCGCAATGGTTAATTGATTCAACAAATAAAAAATATCCAGCAATTACCAGTGAGAAAACTCACTCACTGGGGTGTCTTAACGGTCACGCAAGACCACATAAGATTGCTAACTTTTTAAAACTGAAGGAAAAATCCTATTGGAAAAACACTTCAATGAGTTTTTTTATCAAAGGTGATGCCGCCACCCGGCCAGATGATTTAAAATTAACCATTGGTGAAAAGGACGAGTGGAATAAAATAAAAGCATCTCTGCCAGAGCCGGTGATATCTATGAGAATGTTAGATTTACCGCAATTAACTAACTCATATTTACATTTAGTAGTAGAAACTACAGTGTCCCCATACGATGTTTTTACAACAGAAAAAACTTGGAGGCCTATTGCGGCCGGAGTTCCGTTTGTAATGTTAAGCAACCCCGGAACTATGAATTGTTTAAAACAATTGGGCGTGGACATTTACAACGATATTATAGACCATAAATATTACGACACGGAAAAAAATGCAAGAATAAGACTTGACAAACTTCACGCTGTCATTGATGATTTAATGGCACAAGGCATTGACAAAATTTACAATCAGTTGTCGTATCGAGTTGTAGCCAATCAAACAAAATTCTTTAATTCTGAGTTTAGTCAATCTTATCTACAAACATTAATCGACACAATCGAACAATACAAATAATGTATCAATATGCCGAACTAGTCCATTGGATGAAAAATCAAGACACAATGAAGATCCTGCCTGCACAGGTAGATATCGATTTGACCAATGTTTGTAATCAAGATTGCTACTACTGTAACAGTGCAGACTTTCGTGCTGAAAAACCTGTCCAGAAAAAATACACAGAATATATTGCCTTGTTAGATCAACTGGCCACGTGGCGAGCACACACTCCTAACAGTTATGGAACAACACATACTATTACCTATCCAGGTGGTGGTGAACCCACTGTATTAGTTAACTATGAACGAGTCATTGAGCATACCATTGATCTAGGATTCCTTGGCAGTATTACTACCAATGGTAGCAACTTAGATCGCCTGCTTGATACCGTTCACGTAGATAAATTACGCAAATTGGCCTGGATTGGAATTGACATTGATGCTGGCACCGAATCCTTGTACGAAGAAATACGGCGTAGTTTAACCGCCAAAAGTTTGTTCACCAAGGTGTGCGACAATGCTCGTGGCCTAATCGCGGCGGGCGTCAACGTAGATTTCAAGGCCTTAATCAATCCGTTAAACGATACCGACGAAGCAATGAACGACTTGTTCAAGTTGGTTAAACAACTGGGCGGACGTATGCTGTATTTCCGGCCAGTGATTTTGAACAACCAAGCCTACAATATCTCAGAACAAACTCTGGCTCGCCTGGAAAAATATAGCAAAACATACCAATTACCATACTGGGCCAATCAGAACAAAACACTACCGCGTAACTACAAAAAGTGTCATCAGATGTTTCATTTTCCAGTGTTTTGTGCTGATGGAAAAATATATATTTGTTGTGAGGGCAAGGGTAATCCACAGTTTGAATTGGCCAATTGGGACACTGGTGACTTTCGCGATTCTTGGTTGAATCAACGTCATTATGAAATATACAACAAGACTCGTGTAGAATTTTGTGCTCCATGCAGACCCAATATTAGTAATATTAAAATACAAAATATTTTAGACAACCCCAAGGACATTGAAACACTTTACATATGAACTATAATACCGACCAATGGTTAATTTTTAACTATCCATTAGGAGCAGGCGGTAAGTTTCTAATTTCTTGTTTTTTTCAATTTGATAATGTAGCGCACTGGAGTGGTCAACAGCTTACTCAGCAGGAGTCGATTGATTGGTATATAAACTCATTGCCCAACAACTCTGAAGTTTGGCCTGGCAAAGAAATAGATGCACCATGGTCATTGCCTGGCATTAGTCGAGCCTGGCCACGTGGCAACAACACCACTCAAGAACAATTTAATAGCAAAATGACCGGTATCGAACCACAGTGGCATAAAGGATTGATGATTCCAGACTTCTGGCATAAAGCAATCCGACCCGCTTGGTGGACACAGGCTCAGTTTATATCTATCTATGTTGATGATATGGATTTGTATAAGAAACTTATATTCTCTAAGTTGTTTGAATTTAAAAATAACACAGTTATTTGTCATGACCAACGACCAGATATTGGACGCCCAGTTAATCAATCTCACAAGAAAGAATTTCAAAATCAATGGCTATGGAAAAATGTAAATAGTGCGGACGAATTTTATAACGAATATGTGCAACAATTATCTTGGTATCAAGATTGGAATTTTGGGCAAGTCCCTAGTGGAGATTATATTGCATTGTCTGAATTGTTTGACAGCAATTCAATATATAAGTTTATGTTAAATTTTGAAGGCCGTTTTAATCAACCGGTATCAAAATATTATATAAATTCTATACATCATGCGTGGAAAACTGCCACATTAGAAAGAATTAGTTTACTATGAACCCTACATTTCCTATAATTGAATTGATCGACAGACTTGCTATTGCTGAAGTCAAATTTCAGCGGACTAGTGCCAATAAAGAAGAATTAGTATGGTATAAAACTCAAGCCCTGAACATCGACATTACCAAGATTGCAAACGAATACGAAAATCTTAAACGCATTCACAATGAGATATGGGAATTAGAATCTGAACTTAAAACTGGACGTGAATCGGAACTTGAATTAGCAGAGATTGGGCGCCGTGCTATTGCTATCCGCGATCATAACAACAAACGTGTAGCACTTAAGAACGCAATTGCAGAAAAGTTAGATTGCCCTGTGCGAGAAATTAAAAAAGATCACCTGTCACAATGAGTTTTCAAAAGTTATTTGATTTTGAATTAGCTTTGGCCGAATACACAGGTGCACCGTACGTAGTGTTAACTGATGGTTGCACTCATGCTCTTGAGTTGTGTATGCGGCTATCAAGAAGGCACAGCACACTTGGATGGAAATAATCGAATAGTTAACTACGTATTTCAAGCGCGACTAATCGTATAACCACCTGTTGTTCGAGTACCCTTAAGAGCAGCCTTAGTAAAAGCATCGTAGTTGACATTTTTATCTAAGCACCATTGCAGTAAATCTTCAGTAATTTCTGCGTAACCCGATGGATGGGTTATGCTGTAAGATTTACCGTTCCAGCCAGGAAGGAAAGCTGGTATTACCGCATTGGGACCAGTCCAATCTTTACTAATAGAATCTTGTATCTTTCTATTAAGTTCTTCGTTATTGGCTTTATTGTCTTTGGTATACGCAAGTTTAGTACCTGTTCGACCACCAGCTTCCATAAACACAGTTACAGCTTCGAGGTTATCGGTTAATTTAGCAAGACCGTGCCATAACACATAATCCTGCCAGTTGCCGTGTTCTTCGTATAGTTTTTTATGTGCAAGAGAATGCTCCAAAACTGTTACTTCTTTTATGTTAGCGGGAGTATTTGGGCCACCCATATGTAGTGGAATAATATGATGTTTTTGCTTCATATTTTATTTATGTTTGGACGTCGTGTTATTTGATTATAAACAGTATTAATTAGGTTGACCAATTATTCATATACTGCTATAATAGTTGCTTAGTGAATAACATAAGTCTTATTTTTACACATTATTTTAGTAATTAAACTTAATAGAAAGATATTTTATGCCTTTGCAACTTCGTACTATTAATCGTGGTGCCAATCCATTTGCGCCGATTGCCAAACAAAAAAATCAAGCATTAAGTACTCCACGAAATGGGGTTTACGAAAAACTTGAGGATCGTGTAAAGACCTTTATGTCTACCGCTGATAATAAAACAATAATTGATGAAGCTGTGGACAAATTACGAAAACGTCTAGCTGGTAAAATTTATCAACAAGACCATTTTGGAAGATTTGAAATGATTTCTGTCTCTCTAGAATATATAAACATCGATATCCAGCGTGATATCATTGGGGCGAAGAATATTGCCGAGATCATTGACAAGTTTGACCCACGGTGTGTTCAACCAGTGAACTGTACTTACATCACAGAAACCGGCATGTATAGTGCATGGGATGGAATGCAAACTAGCACAGTTTTAAAAATTCTATTAGATGCTAAGTTAATAGAGCCAGATTTTAAAGTTATGTGTAAAGTCTATGATGACACACTTACAGTTCCTGGAACAAAGTTAGTAGGAGAGGCTGCTGCAAATTATTTGTTCCGTACTCTTAATACAAGTCGTGACCCAATTGACGCTTATTGGCTACATCGTAGCCGTGTAAGTGGTGTTCGCAATTATGGTTCTGAGCTGACAGAAGATAAGCAGGCTCTCGAAATTCAAGAGATCTTTGAAAAAAATAACATGTTTCCGGCTAAATCGTCGGATGCGCGAGGGCATAATGCTAAACCCGGCATGGTTACTTATATCAGTGGTTGCAATAATATCGCTGGTCATGGCACAGCTAAAAGCTTGTTTGCTGATACCAAGAAAGATTTAAATCGAGCATTAGCATGGCACGATCGGTATTACTCGGCCGAGAAAGGAGTCGACGGTGGATTTATCTTGGCATTTGGTCGTCTCTATGCAGCGGCGCGTGAACAAGGGATTGCTATCACTCAAGAAACCGAAGATGACCTGTATCGATTGTTTCAGGCTAATTACGGTAGTCCACGTGGATTCCATAAAGATTGCAAGGACCGTCATGGACACTTTCAAACTCGTAATACGATAAAAAACTCCTGGAGTGATTCATGCTTGACTCCCATGTTAGTTATGGATTATTTAAATTGGTCTGGTAGTAAAAATTGCAGACTGCCTGAGGTTAGCCATATGACAACTTACGCCGGCTACTAATATGGACTTTTATCTTTGGAAGCATCGCTATGTAGATGATGCAACTGATCAGATTGTAACTCGCACCTGCTTCGGAATTACTAGTAACCGAGATAATCGCCAAAATGGGTATGAAGGTCATGTAGGACATTCTATTAAATTTGTACGTGTTTGGTCGGGACCAGACCGCCTTATACGTGAGTTAGAATGCAAAGTTAAGCAGGATTTTTACGACAATCTTGTGATAGGATATAGAAACTTTCGGTACGAATGGATAAATGAAGAAATCGAATTTGATCATATAGTTAAGTATGTAGAATGGGAAATCTCACAGTTATTCGGAATAGAAGCAGTAGTAAATTAATAAATACAAAGTAAGTTATTGCTGTAAAATGGTAGTATAACTAATTAATAGAACGGCGAACAAGAAGCGGGGGCAGTACCCGCCAGGTCCACCAGAAGTACATTTAAGAACTCTGGATTAGAACGTAGTTGGATAGACCAGAGCATCCTAATACCAACTTAATGTGCTTCTGATGGGCCTGAACTAGCATCGATTGGCGTACAAGTATATTAGTTGGCTACCCGACACAGATAGTCGTAAAAAGTAAATAAAATAAATGCAAATGACTCGCATTTTTATCAGGAACGCCTAGCGGCTTAACCTGATCGGGGTTGACTACCTTGTTACCAAATAGTCTAATAGGGACTTCGGTCCCTATTATTTTGACTGCGGTTCATAGCACTGTTACCTTTATGTCTGCGGCGATATAATCTTGATAATATTCTTTTGATGGTTGTGCGATATTCAACATCCTGCACAGCATACGATTAGTCTCCGGAATTACTCCTGGATGCTCGCTGACAGCTCGACGGTTGCCGGCATTTTCTCGTGCGATAGCTGCTGTCATCTCACGTAGATTTTTATAATAATCCCTATACAGTGGATAAGTGATCTTGAACTCACCACACTTAACCCACCAACCAAGACATGCATCATCGGATCTATCAATTATAACAATAGGACAGTCCGGCCAGGTACGTTTGATATAGTCTATATGGTAACCAAATACATGACTTTTAATAATACGAACCCCGGCACCATTAAATGGAAGATCGAATTCTGCTTCATTTTCTTCTCGGCTGTGCTGATCCAATTGTTCAAACCAATCACCAAATTCCATAGCAGGTCCCCAATAAACACCCAGGTGCATGAGATCATGTGTGCCAGATGCATCATGCCAATAAGTTCTTTCTTCAGAATAATCCGAACTATCAATGTCTGGGCTATAGTAGATATTCTTTACAACACTGCTCCATTTAGAACCGGGTGCACCACTCACAAAGATATATTTCATTCTGATTTGACCTTTTTAGCAATAGGTTGCCATACTTGGCGTAGCTGTGCCATACTTGTTCTAACGCCGTCGGGTGTATGTTCAGCCGGAGTAATAAACATCATATTTTCAGCAAACTTTTCTGCAGCTTCGCTACTGCGTATAGCTGGTATAAACTGTTCATGGTACCAGGCTTGCACGTCAGCCGGAGTACCTTTAGGTAACACAATGTTCCAGCATCCGTGTATAAACAGTCCTGGTGCAATGGTTTTCATCAATGGTGCTTTTTCTAAGCCTTTAAGCGGGAATTCGTTAGCAATACCAATTAACTTTAGTTTACCGGTTTGCACATGAGGCCAGCCCACAGCCACCGGTGTTACGCCAAACTCAACATGACCGCCTATAACATCCAGTAATGCTTGTGCTGGGCCTTTATACATTACTGCTTCTATTCTGTCGCTGGGCACTCCTAAACTTTCTGTTAAGTACTCCACTGCTAATCTATGTCCACCTCCACCGATGGCAATAGCAATTGGTCGTGTGCTGTTCTTGATTGCATCTGCTAATTCTTTTGGAGTATTGATGTTACTTTTTGGGTTGGCCCAAAATGCCAATGGACTACGTGCAATATTGGCCACCGGTTCAAAGCTGTTAACATCATACTTTAGCATATTGCTATACCAAACATCAGCAGTAACCCAGTTACTCTGACAAGCTGGCACTGCAATAGTATAGCCATCTGCAGGTACTGTGGCGAAGTGATTCATGGCAATATTACCATCTGCACCGGGCCTATATTCTGATGCAAATGTAGTTTTAGTTTTCTTTTCTACAATACTTGCCACAAATCTAAAACTAATTTCATTGCCGGCGCCAGGTCCATTTGGAAAGATAACTGTTATAGGGCGAGTGGGTTGCCAAGCCAGTGCTAAACTTGGCAGTAAGAGAATAGTTAATAATAATTTCTTCATGTTTATCCTTTGTGTAAATAACTATAGAAAAACAGAAACTGAAGTAAATTTTTATGTTTCTGTAAAGTTATTTATCAAACTATAGAAAAATATATATGAATACCAAAATTTTTAATAGAAACACCAAAAAATATGTTTCTACCTGATTTTATTTTAAGCACTAGACAAAATAAACTGTTTACAGAATCTGGAATTGACACTCTTAAAGAATGTATAGACAAAACTCATTTTAAAAATTATCCACATCAAATCGAATATCGGCATAATTCTCGTGGGTATAGGGACGCAGAATGGCCAGACAGTTTAACTGAATTACAGAATGCGACCTGGTGTTTTGGGGATAGTTTTACTGTAGGGCTCGGAAGTCCGCTAAATCATACATGGGTTAATATTCTTCAATCAAAATCTAATCAACGATGTATCAACGTCAGTATGGACGGAGCAAGCAATAATTGGATAGCCAGGAAGATATTAACATTACTTGAAGAAATTAATCCCAAATTAATAATCATTCAATGGAGTTATACTCATAGAAATGAAAAATCTAATTTAGCAATGAGTGATGAAAATCGACGAATATGGGTTGATTTCAATTCCCTAGCCGATTCGGGGCCATTAAGTGAGTTTAATAGTTTTATCAATTTTATCAATTTAGTTAAACAAGTAGAACAAAAAAAACAAAAAACAAAAATAATTCACTCTTTTATACCTAGGTTTTTTGAATCTAGTTTTATCGATCACCCCACTCAATCTCAATTCAGTGACCATAGTATTCAAACACAATGGAACAATGTACGAGGACCAGACTGGCCCAACATACCAAACAACCAGCTTTCTCCCTTGATACAACAAGAATTGAAAGAATTGGGTATGTATGAGTTAATTAAACAATACTGTGAATTGTTGGAATCATTGAGGCCATATTATGACTTTTTAAATACCATAGAATATGTGCCTGAATTAATCAATCTTGATTTTGCCAGAGATGGCCTTCATTATGACGTAATTACTTCAACAAATTTTGTTGATCAATTGGTAAATTTAATCGATGATCTTCAACTGACAAAATAGTATCTAACTCGTTGTGAGTATAACAATTACCAAACTTATTTGTAGTAACCCACTGATTATACCATTCTAAGCATTCGTCGAAATTTTTTATAATTAATTTTTTTTCTTTTAAAGATTGTAATTTCAATGGAATACCAGTAACCAAAAATCCATCAGTTACAAGTTTTTGTAATTGACTATTAGTATTATTATACAAATTAATATTCTTTTCTAAGAAAGTAAATTCATCATCGGTAACACTTAATCCAGTTTTATTAAATAGTTCGTTAATTTCTTTTTCTATAACTATCGGTAATGTAATTTTATCAAACAAAAATTCTTCCCTTGTTTGTGGCCAATCGGGACCTTTAATTTGGTTCCACTCTTCAGCTGTAACAGTTTTTGTAAAAAAGTTAATTTGTTTTGTTGTTCCAAGCCTTTCTGATAATGTTAAATTTGGTAATATTCTATGACATGTGTTCCAAGTATCAAAATCTTGCCCAAACATTTGTTCCCACTTATTACCAACAGTATTATTCATAAAATCTAAATTTAATATATAGTCTTCAATGCGATGTACATCGGTTTCATAGTTCCAATGGGATTGAATATTAAAATGTGTGTCGGACCACTCTATATATTTTTTGTAATTGTTTAGATATTTAAATAGAGTTGATTTTGATATGGTGATCCCATTGCTATATATGTCGTGAAATGTATTAATTTTTTCTTCAGTATTGTAAACATTTAATTTTTTACTGTGTCCTTGTATCCCCCAACTTAATGCATGCTCGAACACGTTTTCTCTACGGCAGCTGATGATATAAAAGTTCTTATTAAGATAATCATAAAATTTTAACTGATCTGCAATGCTATCATTCCTATTAATGAGATGATAGTGTGCCAATCTACTTGTTTTATAATGATCAACAGATTCCAATAACTCTTGTATTTCTCCAAGAGTCTGATGATATCCCCAGGCAGTTCCGCGTGGTTTACCCAATACTTCTTGATTTAATGTTTGATTGTGATATTTTTCTAATCCATTTGTAAGCTCATGCAGATTGATCACTGGCTTATCAAATCCATTACGTAGCATATAAACTGTCAGTACTCGTTGTAGTAAGGTAGATCCTACTCTGTCTGGGGTTAATATTAAAACATTCATACGGTATTTATATATTGGTATTAGTATAAAAAATTTATCGTATAATACACTTTTAACTATATATTACTATGAATACTAAAATTTTTAATCTAATCCACAAAAATCTACAAGAAGCGTTTAATTTACCCAAATATCAAGGAATTTCTTTCAATGTAGATACACTAGTACAAGACTTGCCCTGGACACCGGCTCGCTATCGCAAGTTTAAAGATGCTGTGGAAGCTGAATTGGCATTGCCTTGCGATTATATAGGTACATTAGAACACGTTGTTGCTGATCTATCCGAACGTTATATACTGAGATTTTTTAGTGAGATATGGAAACCTAGAACCAATGACTATGAGTATACCGGATGGTTGTTAGCTGAGGAAATTACTAAGGAAGACCCCAAGTCAGTATTAGATGTAGGATGTGGGTATCATCCATTCAAAGGACGTATACCAAATCTAGTAGGAATAGATCCATACAACAACTGTGCTGATTATCAGGTAGATATTCTTGATTATAAGGTTAAACCCGGTAGTCATGATCATATACTGGCATTGGGATCGATTAACTTCAACAGCAGGGATGATATTGAGAAGCGTTTCGCTCATTGTGTTGACTTGTTAGCAGTTGGTGGGAAATTCTATTTGCGAGCCAACCCGGGTATTACACACAAGACCGGACCGTATGTTGATGTGTTTCCTTGGACGTTTGAAGTTGCTGTAGAGTTTGCTGAAAAGTATAAACTCAAGCTATTAGAGTTCAAACGTGATGCCAATGATCGACTGTATTTTTCGTATCAGAAACTATAAAATAATGATCCAGCTTGAGCAAAATACAAGTCTTGGCTATTATACTGTTGGGACAAAAAAATTCTTCAGTAAGCCCGAAGCATTAACCGAAGCAACAAAAACAAACCAATTTCCCAACTGGCATTTTAATACAGAAGTATTTGGTAATGTCGAATGGGAGATTGAACCCACATTAGATTTACGCATACTTTATAAATTACGAGCACAGCAACTACGTGACAAGTATGATTACATACGTGTTGAAGCTAGTGGTGGTGGAGATAGCACCACCGCCGTATACAGTTTCCTTAAGAATGATATACACCTGGATGAGGTCGTATTTCGCTATCCAAAAATGGGTGAGAAGAATATGAGTAATGACCCATACAATACCAAATGTGAAAATACTTTAAGTGAATGGGAATTTGCAGCTAGGCCATTGCTACAATGGATACAACAAAATAGCCCAGCAACAAAGATAACTGTACATGACTATTCGGAAAATATGTTAAAGGGTAATTTTGACGAAACATGGATCTTTACAACTAAGGATTATTTCCAGCCTGGGCATTGTTTTAAGCATGATAATTTTGGATTAATCGATCACCAACGTACAGCAGATTCAGGTAAAAGTATCTGTGTTCTATATGGAATTGATAAACCAAAACTTTGTATTAAAGATAAAAAATGGTATTTGTATTTTATGGATTTACAGGCTAATCATTCAAACTCAATTGTAAACGAGTATAATAATATTACAAATGAATATTTTTATTGGTCTCCTGATTTACCAGAGATTGTACATAAACAAGCACATATTATTAAAAATTGGTTTAGTCTTCCACAAAATAAAATTCTGCAATATCTTGTTCGATGGCCAAATCATAGCATATCTCATCGTACTACGTACGAACATCTAGTCAAACCATTGATTTATCCAGATTATGATCCATCTACTTTTCAAGTTATAAAACCAACTAATAGCTTTTATAACGAAATGGATCATTGGTTTTATATAAATTTTAAAGATACTCCAGCATTTAATATATGGAAAGCTGGATTGACATTGTTAACACAGATAATTGACGACAAATATTTTAATCATGAACTTGGTAATCCAGTTGGATTTATTGGATTTTTAAGTCCATTTTATTGTCTTGGCAATGCAGAATATGAATCAACTGGGATGAACAGTTATTCAAAATTTTAAGACAGTAACAAGTAATATAAATACTATGCAACGCCAACAGTCAGTTGACGTCGGCATAAAATGACGCTTTGGGTGACACCCATTTACTGTAGATTAACTATCAGAACGCCAGCCGTGCGTAGAATCCTTCTACAAGCATCAAACACTATTCTTAATAAGGAAATCGTATGACAAAAATTATAATGGTATTATTATCCATGGTTGCTATCTCAGCAACAGCAACAGAAAAAATCATGGTGATACAGACACAAGCAGCCAGTCACGCAGGCACTCCACAAATGTTAAAGGTAATTGAAGCTGCAAACACTCAGCAGAAAGATTATCAATTCTTTATTGACTTCCGTCCCGGAGCTCAAGAAACACTTGGATTACATTCGATGTTAGAAGATCCACAAAAACGTGTAGCAACAATTGCACCTGGATTTGTTGAATCAGTTGAAATGGGTCTTATCAATGAAAAAGACTATGTCAGCGTGTTTAGTCAGGGTGATAGCTGCTGGGCATTAATAACTAATGTTGGTGATCAAAAGAAAGGATTAATGAGCCTCGAAGATATGCGTGGCAAAGAAATCGTTGTCGGCGGTACTGGATTTGGTAACGCGGCCCATCTCACTAGTTTAATGTTGGCAGAAAAATATGGATTCAAAGTTCGATATATTGTATATAAAAGCAATTATGATGCATTGGTGAATATGGCTGGTGATAATGGAATTAATATGTTACTCGAACGTGTTAAGAATTTCAAAGGTTTTAAGGAAAAAAATAATAAATTACAAATGTTAGGGATGAGCTGCCCATCCCGACATCCCGACGCACCCGATGTTAAAACTCTTAAAGAATCTGGATTCAATGCTCCATACGTTTTTCAAATGATTGTTGCCAGTAAAGATATGAATATTACTACACAAAAATCAATAGAGAAAATATTTGAACAAGCTACGTTAACAGTTGGGCAGAAAGCAATACAGGAACTATCAGACCAAAATCCTCCAATTTTTAATAAAATATCAAGTCAGCAGCATTTTGATGAAAGTATTGTTAAAATGAAATTACTTCGTAATAAATTTAAAACGCAAATTGATGCATCTAAATAAATTTTTCCCAAGTCGCTACCCAATCATGTGTGCAATTATGAATGGTGTTAGCGACTTGCCTCTAGCTATTGCATGTCATGCCGCTGGCATCATGCCAGGACTAATGGTTCCTTGGAGAAATCTTGATAAAAAACATAACTTTGATTTACTCTACTGTACAGTAAAAGAATTTATAAAATACACAGGAAGTTCGGATATTGTATTACAAACTGAATATACTGATTTAAGTAATTTTCGATTTATAAAGATGCTTACTGATCTTAAAATTAGTCATATTGAATTATTTAAAACTCTAGATAAAGATATCGATGGAACGATATTTAAAAATGTAATATCTACACCCGCTAACAGAGCAGCACTACAACACATTAGAATTAATACAAAAATCATAGATAGGATTTTTCTACCAACACCTGCAAACGAATGGTTTCAATCATATGCTCTCAAAGGAAAAGAAAGTGCAGGCATGACCGGCTCATATTCCGTATCGGAGATGTTTGCTAAACAAAAACTATTGAGCCCAACTTTACCATTGATACCGTATGGAGGAGTAGGAACTGCTAACGATGTAGCTTATTATATAAATCAAGGCGCGGCCGCTGTTGCAATTGGTACGTTGTTTGCAGTATCAACCGAGAGTTGTTTAAGTATAACTACAAAAGAAGCTATGATAAATTCTAAATCATCAGACTTAATTAAATTCTCAAAAACCGAGCAGAATGCTCTGCTGCTGGGTGATCAAACAATCATTGATCCTGGTATTCGTAAAAATAGTGAGGAAAGCCTTGAGCTTGGAATCCACACTGGTACAACAGGACATGTATACGCTGGTACTGCCATTGATCATGTTACTAGTATTCGATCAGTTCAAACTATTGTAGATGACTTAGTAAGATACATACATGTATGATGCCATATACTATAATCGAAGATCGCAGTCCATACTACATTAGATTTACTTTTCCCGATTTAAGTAATGTTATTAATTTTATATCGACGCAATCATCGGACTTAGAAAGAACTAAAAAACATATTGGCTATACTCATGAATATTTTTCAATAGATATTGCAGATAAAATATTGGCACTATTACCAATGTCAGAACAGTTTGATTTCCAAAATACAAGAACAAGTATATTTCATACTCCTGCAAAAGGTGGTTGTGGCATACACAAAGATGGTGACCATCGCATAAGTTTAAATATTCCAATTGTAGTTTTAGATGATCAATGTGAAACTTGTTGGTATGACGATGAAACTTGTGCAGGCGCAGTCGAAGTGGGTATGCCATATGCACGAAATATCTTCCTTAATTTTTATGATAGATCCAAATTTATTCCATCAAAAACACTGGTGGCAAAACCCAACGAGGTGCTGTTATTCAATACCACAATTTATCATTCATGGCATAATGTTACATCAAATAATATTAGAAGAATTTTAACTCTTCGTGCAAAAGATGCTGAAAACATATATTTTGATGATGCTAAAAAACTCCTGTTTAGCTAATAGCATAACTGTTTCTATTTTTTTTGGTAAAAATTTTATAGAATAAGTATATGATGACTATTACATATACCGAACAACACACACGTAGTATAGTAAAAACATTAACTATTAGAGTATTGTTTTCTCTAAGTCATCTTGTCAATGGATTTATTGTGTCAGGGTCCTGGACAATTGGTGCACAAATTGTAGGGATTTCAGCAGTGATAAACATGTGTTTACATTGGCTGCACGAAAGAGCGTGGAATAAGCAACAATGGAATCGAACAGCTACTAATAATATAATGTTTGTTGATGGACAACCACGTACTATTAGCAAATCAATTACCTGGAGATTGTTAA